TAGGTTCACTTATACCATTTACAGGATTTGACGAAGGATTACTTGTAAGAGCAGGAACAACAATACTTACAGCACTTGCATTAGAAAAAGCAGTTAAAAGATTTGCAGACGAACCAACACCTAACGTTGTGTTGAAATCTAACTTGCCAATGCCTGCTGAAAGAGTTACAGCCCTATTAAATTCTTGGAAAGAAGCAAGACAAACACGTGGCACAGCTTTTGTTAACGACACAATTGATTTTCAAAGCATAGGCTTTAGCCCAGAACAATTAACGCTAAACGCTGCACGTCAATATATGGCTTCCGAGATTGCTAGGGCTTGTAATTTACCTGAATATTACGTAGGTGGTAACGCAGGTGGTTCAATGACTTACTCAAACGTTACAGCTGAAAGAAGAAGCCTAATAGATTTGTCATTAAAACCTTTAATGACTTGTATTACACAAAGATTAAGCGACAACGATATTACGCCACGTGGATCTATAGTAAAATTTGATTTAGAAGAATTTTACAGCCCAAGTGCTATAGAACGCGCTGACATATATCAAAAACTTATTCCTCTTGGTGTAATGACAGTAGAGGAAGCAAGAGAAAGGGAAGATTTGATAAATGAATAATTTTATTAAATTCTCAACCGACATTATCGCAGCTAATTCATCAAAACGTGAATTAACTGGCGTTATTGTTCCCTTTGGTCAAGTAGGACACACAAATATGGGAGACGTTGTATTTCAACAAGGCTCATTAAAGATCGGTGAAGGTATTAAACTTTTTACTGAACACGATATGACTAGACCAATTGGAAAACTATCAAGATATGAAGAAGACGATAAAGGAATTATCGGCACATTCAAAATCGCAAGAACAAACGCAGGAGACGACGCATTAGCAGAAGCACAAGAAGGTTTACGAACTGGATTTAGTGTAGGCGCTATGATTGACGACTATGTGACAAAAGGTGAACAAGTAATTGTAAACGAAGCCACATTAAAAGAAGTTTCACACGTCACATTCCCTGCTTTTGGAGAGCACGCACAAATAACCGAAGTAGCTGCAAGCGCAGAGCCTTCACAACCAACAGAAAGTGAGGAAACTATCGTGTCAAACGAAGTTACCCCAGAAGTAGTAGAAGAAATAGCAAAGGCTGTAGAAGCCCCAGCTGTAGAAGCTGCAGAACGCAACGTTCGCCCAGCAATCTTTACAGCACCAAGAAGCCCAATTGTTTCAAAGGCTTCATACCTAGAACACTCAATTAGAGCAGCTCTTGGTAACGAAGACAGCCGTCAATATGTAATGGCAGCTGACACAACCTCAAACAACGCAGGTTTTATTCCAACACCACAATCAACAGAAGTAATTAACGGAATTGCAAACGCTGATCGTGGATTTATTGACGCAATCTCAAAAGCAACTTTGCCACCAGCAGGTATGACTTTTGAAATTCCAAAAATTACAACAGCACCAACAGTTGCACAAGCAGACGAAGCAACAGCATTATCTGAAACAGATACAGCAGCTTCATTCGTTTCTGTTGCAGTTAAAAAATTCGGTGGACAACAAACATTCTCAGTAGAATTGTTAGATCGTTCTTCACCAGTATTTTTTGACGAACTTGTACGCCAAATGGAATTTGCATACGCAAAAGCAACAGATTCATACGTTGCAGGCGAATGTGCTAACAACGGCGCATTAAACGCAACAGCAACAACAGAAGACGCTCCAGGCTTAATCACCTACGTATCTTCTGCAGCTGCAGCTGTTTACAAAGCCTCATTAGGTTTTGCACGTAACCTTGTAGTATCTCCAGAACAATGGGGTAAGATTATGGGTTATGCAGAATCAAACGGACGACCAATTTACACAGCTTCAAACCCACAAAATGCTGGTGGCGCAGTAAGCCCACAATCATTACGTGGAAACGTTGCTGGTTTGGAATTGTATGTTTCACGTTCAATGGCTGGAACTGGTTCAACTGGTTTAGGTGACTATTCAATGGTTGTCTTAAACCCAGATTCATACACTTGGTACGAAAGCCCACGCTTGAGCCTACGCACCAACGTAATCAACACAGGACAAATAGACGTAAACTATTACGGCTATGGCGCACTAGCAACCAAAATTGGTGCTGGCGCAAACTGGTTTAACAAGTCCTGATAAACCACTAAGTCGTGAGGCTACTCTCGCCCCTGTGGGTAGCCTCACCCTAAACGAAAGGAAATAAAATGCCAGTACTAGTAACAGCAGCACAATTAAGAGCTGTACTTGGCGTTTCATCTTCCCTTTACAATGACGCATCTCTTGAAGCAATAATTGACACAGCAGAAGACGCTATTGGTGATTTTCTTATTCAATGGAAAGTTGGAATAGATAAACACAGATACGAAACAGCAACTAAAGCAATAATTCACACAACTAGACCACACCAATTTTATGTAGGACAATCAGTTGCCCATTCAGGCGTTGAAGCCAAAATAAACGGCAATAAAGCCGTAACAGAAATAATAGACCCATACACTTACAAGATAACTGTAGCTGCTGCTACACCTCACGAAGATTTTAATAACACAATACCTAATGGAATTGCTGCAGCAAATGACCTTTCACAATACAACGGCAACGCAGCTATAGAAGAAGCTGTGCTACAAATATCTGTTGACGTATTCCAATCAAGATTAGCTGTAGGTGGTACACAACAAGCCCTAGACTTTACCCCAGCCCCATATCGTATGGGTCGCACACTTTTGTACAAAATAACAGGTTTAATAAGCAAATATATAGACTCTAATAGTCAAGTAGGTTAACCTATGGCTTTATCAGATCTTAGGAACACACTTAAAACAGCAATAACATCAAACTCAAATTATACAGCTTATGATCACGTCCCAGAAATCATAATTCCACCAGCAGCTTTAATTCTTGCCTCAGACCCATATCTTGAACCAATGGTTATAGGTAATGGCAAAAATTATTACGTAAGACTAACCTTAGAAGTGGTCAGCACTACGTACTCAAATCCAAGCGCATTAAAAAACTTGGAAGATGATATAGAAACCATTCTAGGACTTATTCCGTTAACCTTTATTGTGTTATCAATAAGTAGCCCTAGAATTAGAGCAACTAATAGTACAGATCTATTAGCTGCTGAAATCCAACTACAAACAGCCTACACAGGCTAAGAAAGGCAATAATGACAACAACAATTTTAAGTGGTCGTTCTCTAACCCTAACAATTGCTACGATCAATTATTCAAGCCAAATTTTAGATTCTGCTATTAACTTTGATACAGAACGCCTAACTTTTGACACACTTGCAGGCAAAGCCTACAAATACATTGACAGCAACGTTACTTTAGATATCACATTCTTAAATGACGCAGGTAAAACAACACCAGTAGGAAGTCTTTACAAAGCACTTTGGGACGCAACAGAATCAGCCCCAGATACAGCACTTGCTTTTGTTATGACACTTACAACAGGTGTAACTTTAACTGGAACAGTGTTACCACAATACCCTGGTATTTCTGCTTCAGGTGCAGATGCACAAACTTGTACAGTATCATTACAAGTTGTAGGAATTCCAACAGAAGACCTAACAAGTTAACAACAACTAAAGAACAGGGGCATCAAAAATGCTTAAGTTACAAATATCGTGGGAATTAGAAACAGGTGAAAAGTTTGATGAGTGGACAAGACCTATCGAACTTGCTATGGCAGAAAAAGAACTATACAACAATAAGTCAATTGTTAAAGTTCTTATGGAAGAAAGCACGCCAAGCAATTCATTACTTTTATTCCTTGGTCACAAAATTCAGCAACGTGTCACAAAGAAGATTGAAAGTTTTGACACTTGGAAAAACAAAGTCGTCTCTATTGCAGCTTCTGATTTTGAGACAGCAAATTTTACCAAGCCCGAAGTATTGGGCGAACAGCAGTAGAATTAGCAATAGCAACTGGGATAACACCCGACTATTGGCTCAATGCAGAACCCGAAATATGGGCTACAGCAATCAACGTATTGAACGAGCGCAATAATGGCTAAAGCAATTCAATTAGTTAAAGTTGATAAAGACTATCGTGGTTTGTTACGTGCGTTTGGCAAAATGGACGACGTTGCTAAAACAGATATGAAAAAGATTGCTAGTGCTTTGGCTGAACGTGGTGCTAATTATGCTAAAGGTGCAGCTAGTCGCGCACCATATAACGTGCGTCAAGCAATAGCAGTAGCAGATTCTATTAAAATATCTAGATCAGATAAAGCCCCAAGTTTTAGTGTTGGTGGTCGTGCCAAAGTTGGCTCTAGTGCTTTTAGTGCTGGATATGTGATAATGGGTAATGAGTTTGGTTCTAAGGACTATAAACAGTTCCCACGTCGCTCACCGAGCAAAGGTCGAGGTAATCGTGGTTGGTGGTTATATCCTGCTATGGCCAGATTTCAACCAACTATTGCAAAAGAATGGTTAGCAGGTTATGAACTTATTAAAAACGCTTGGACAAAGAGGATTTAATGGCTGATATTAGGACACTTAAATTAGCGTTACTTGCTGACACAAAACAATTCATAGACGGACTTGATAAAGCCGATAAAGAGACAAGAAGTTTTAGCGATAAACTTGGTGGCGCATTAAAGGCAGGTGCTTTGGCTTTTGCAGCCGTTGGCGCAGCTGCAGGTGCTATGGCTATCAAGATAGGTATTGATGCTGTTAAAGCAGCTATAGAAGACGAAAAGGCTATGAAAAGCCTTGCCCAAACATTAAAGAACACAACTAAAGCCACAGACGCACAGATAGCAGCTACAGAAGATTTTATTGACAAAACAGCAAGAGCTACAGGTGTTGCAGACGACCAATTACGTCCAAGTCTTGACAGACTTGTTAGATCAACACAAGACATAACTAAAGCCCAAAAACTACAAACATTAGCCCTTGACATATCTGCTGGTACAGGTAAAGACCTTGCCACAGTTACAGAGGCACTTGGTAAAGCCTATGACGGCAACCTTGGCGCATTAAAACGTATTGGTGTTCCACTTGATGAAAACATTATTAAATCTAAAGATTTTGATAAAGCAGTTATTGCATTATCTGAAACTTTTGCAGGTCAAGCAGACGTTGCAGCTAACACTTTTGCTGGTCGTATGGCTCGTATTAAAATTGCTCTTGATGAAGCCAAGGAAAGTTTAGGTCAAGCACTTTTACCTATACTTGAAAAGTTTGCACGCTTTGCAACAGATACTCTTGCACCTGCTTTACAAGGACTTGTTGACGGACTTATTGGTAAAAAGAAATCTGTAGTGCCGTCTCTTGGAATGTTTAAGGAAGCAACTAACGAAGGTGAAGACGCAGGTTATAGTCTTGGTGTTGCTTTACGTGACCTTGGTTCAGGACTTGGTTCATTAGCAGGAGCATTTGACAGTAATACCTCAAGTGATTCAGGTTTTGTAAGATTTATTAACTTACTAACACGTATGGTTGAAGGTTTAGATTCTTTGTTTGCCAAACTTGACGCAGCTGTACAAAGGTTTAGAGATTTCAAACAGGCATTTGATGATTCACTAATAGGACAATTTGCAAGTGCTACAGGACAATTTGCACCCGAGGCTTCTTTTGGTGATAAAGCAAAAGGTCTAGTAGGAATTAACACAAACAAACCAACAGTCATTATTAACAACAACGTTAAAGGTGCAATAGATCCACAAGGCACAGCTAGAACAATTACAAAAGTACAAAACACAGCGTTAAAGACGACAGGAATAAAGCCATTTAACTTTGGGTTTAGATAACCAATGACGATTTACACACCCACATTTAAGATACGTATTGCTGGCGTTGAATACACCAATGAGGTTTTAAGTAACGCAACTATCACAGCAGGACGTAACGACTTTTTTGAACCAACACAACCTGGCTATTGCAATCTTGAACTAATTAACTTATCTGGAACAAGCCCAGCAATTAACTTATTAGACGTAGTAAATATTCAAGTTAAAGACACAAATAATGTGTTTGTTGATTTGTTTACAGGTGAAGTTTCAAGTGTTCAAAACACTCTTGAAGGTGCTGGGGCAAACGATCAGTATGCAAACACAGTACAAGTGCAGGCTATAGGTTTTCTTGGTCTACTTGTTAAACGTTACGCAGGTGCAGTATCTTACCCACAAGAATTTGACGGACAACGCATTGAACGAATATTAGAGGAAACACTTTACACAGCTTGGGAAGACCTAAGTAATTTAACTACTTGGAACGATTTACCAGCACTTGAAACTTGGCAAGACTATGGTGTGCAAGGCATAGACATTATTGACAACGGACGCTACGAAGTGCTAGCACGATCAGCACAAGTTGAACAAGCTAATGAAATAACAGATGTTACAGCCACAACAGGACTGGGCTACCTTTACGAAACTGGGGACGGACTTATTGGTTATGCAGATGCTGAGAGACGTTCAACTAACTATGGAACAAACACTATAGCCGTTGACGCTGACATTCTTTCAAGCGCAGGCTTTACCACACGTCTACAAACAGCCGACATTATTAACAGCGTAGTAATTCAATACAATGACCCAGTTGCCGAAGAAGCAGCTGAAAATGACACAAGCATAGATACCTATGGTTTGTTACAACAAATTGTGCCAACCATTTTGGCTGAACAATTAGATGCACAGGAACAAGCTGCTAGAACAGTTGCTCTAAGAGGCTTACCTAAAGTGTCCTTAGATTCTGTATCTTTGAACCTATCTAACCCAAACATAACTGATGCTGTACGTAATTCATTACTTGGTGTTTCAATGGACACACTTATTGCCATTACTAACATTCCAACAGGCATAATTACGTCAGGCGTATTTGAAGGTTTTTGTGAAGGTTGGACTTGGACATTATCAAAGAACAGCCTTGATTTAGATCTAGCAATTTCTAACTCAATCTACAGCTCTCTTGATGTACAATGGGAAGACTACAACCCATTAACCCAATGGCAAAACCTGCCTAATGATTTAACGTGGCTTG